CATGGAATCGTACACCTACTTATTCTTATTTGTTTTGCAGCTTGTTTTTACGGTTGTCGTTCTCCTCGCTCTGTTACACGAAAAACGGTTACAGAAGCAACTGGAGAAGAAAAACAAACAACTACTGACGGAGTTATTGAACTTGCGCGGAGAGATTCGAGCCATGAGGAGCACGTACTTGACGTTTACCGGGAAGATAGTACGCATATCCGTATCGACTACGACAGCCTCGGAAGAATTAAAGAAATTGATTTCAGTAACCGAAAAACTGAAAAAAGAACTGGAAAGAATCAAAGCAGTTCCCTCCGGGATCATAAGGAAACTACCAGTCAAACGGAAACAGCCGTTACCCGTAAATCCGACGTTAAGCAACAAAGCCAGGAAAAAGAAAAGACTACAAACGGGTGTAGCCTATGGACGTTCCTAAAATTCATGTTTTTCTTTCTATCCTTCTGCTTGGTACATGATAACTGGGCCAGTATTAAAAACTTTATCCGCCGGCTATGGAAAAAATAAACCTTTATGTAGCGGTAGAACAGATGAAGCGGATTACCATTTCCGGGGGTACCTTTTCTATCAAGTTCCGGAAATGGAACCGTCAGACGCGGGACGGCGGCGACATGGTGATACTTACTGCCGCCCGTTTGAGGAAAAAGGCGACGGATGAAAGCATCGAAAATTCAAGCTATAAACTATTCCTGACGGACACCACAACGGGCCGGCCGCTGAATTGCTGGGAATGTCTGGTAATGGAGTTCAACGGGAAAAGAATAACGATTTAAGATTATGGAAATAAGACGAAGTGGCAACTTTGGAATTATAGATACCGGCACCGACAAGGGTTTGATCTCCTTTTCTATCGGTGGCCGCGGTAAAGGTTGGGAACCTTCCAGCATCCAGTTAAACCGGCGGGGGGCTTTCTTTTCGCGAAAGATCAGCGTAAACGGTACCTTTATCGTTCCCATGGGTGACAATAACGACATGCCGGGCGAGGTCATGCGTTTACTGGATAAATTCTACGCCGGTGAAGGTATTATGGGTAAAATAGCCGGTTTACAGTGGGGAGAAGGCCCGCGGCTGTATGAGGATGCGATCGACGAAGAGAATAACCGTTTTTACCGGCGTTGGAAACTCGATCCGGAAATAACCGCCGACCTGGAGTCGTGGGATTACACGACGGTTCTTCACCGCTCACTCGTAGACTTAACACACATGCAGGGCTTTTTTATAAAGTTTGTCCGGAACCGTGCGCCGCGTGTAGGCAATCCCGGGCGTTTGGTACGGCTGGAACATATTCCCTACCAGAAGGCCCGCCTGGTATATCCTCCCGACGGCGAGGATGAACCGCAGGAAGTACTTGTGGGCGACTTTCCTTATCCTGATCCGGCCTATACTTACCGTTACCCGGTCTTTGATCCGGCCCACCCGTTCAAATATCCGGTTTCTGTGAAATATTATAATATCTATTCCTTTTGCAAGGATTTTATGAGTACACCGCGTTTTTTGGGTGCGCTTGACTGGCTGGAGCTTGCCGGCGGTCTGGCCGCTATCCTGATCGCCTATAACGAAAACGCTTCGGCCATTTCCCTGCATATCGAATCGCCGCAGTCTTACTGGGACCGCGCGGAAGCACGTATAAAACAGGTTTGCGAGCGTACGGGCGAGAAATACACGGCCCAGATGCTGGAAGATTTCAAGGACGAAGCTATGGAGAAATTCGCCTCCAACATTACCGGAAGGCAGAACGCCGGAAAATACATGCACACGACCAAATTCTGGAATCCGGAAGCGAATAACTTTGAGGGCTGGACGGTGGAACCACTGGATAAGAAGATAAAGGATTATGTGGACGCCCAGATTAAGATATCCAATAAGGCGGACGCTGCCGCCACTTCCGGCTTCGGTCTTGATCCGGTACTTTCAAATCTGATTATAGAAAACAAACTTTCTTCCGGATCGGAGAAATTATACAGCCTGAAAGTGTATAACGCTTCTGAAACGGCTATTCCGGACATGATCCTTTGTAAGCCGTTACAGCAGTATATTAATGCCAACTTTCCGGGTACCGCAACGAAAGTAGGGCTTTATCGTACCATAGTGGAAGCGGAACAGAACGTTTCACCCTCTAACCGTATGAAAGAAAATGCGTAGTCTGTTTTTTACACCGAAACCGGAAGATGTGCCGGAAGAACCGGGACGCGACCGGCAACCGGAAGAGAACCGGGCCGATAACACCCCGGATAAGCATATAAAGGCCCGCCGGACGAAAAACGTTCATTTTGACCGGCGGATAAAATCGGAGCTGCACCTGGAAGAGTGTTTGCCCTGGCATTTTGAGAAAGGGGCGTCTTATCACTGTATCAGTCATGGGGACGTTGACAGCCTTACTTATCTTCGTGTGATCGTGAAGCAACAACCGGTGGAATATGTTCTGATTTCTACCTGGTGTATGGCAATTACCGATGTTAAGGAGGTGGAGAAATGGCTGGAGAGAAAAGACATAGGGCACGCGGATTTTTATGTAGGTGAAATCTTTCAAGGTTCCTACGCGGATGTTTATTTATACCTAAAGAAGGTGGCGGAACGTTTCGGATCACGTGTCTGCATCTTCCGTAATCATGCTAAAGTAATGGCCGGTTTTGGTAACGCTTTTGATTTTGTAATAGAAAGCTCGGCCAATGTGAACACCAATCCGCGCACGGAGCAGACCTGTATAACGATAGATACCGGGCTGGCCCGCTTTTATAAGGAGTTCTACGATGAAATAAACAATTTCACAAAGGATTTTGATAATTGGAAACCATATACATTAAAAAGAGACCGAGCAAATGACGAAGTTATTTAATAAAGGCGGTGACGGTGCCGGTGAAATAGTCCGTGTTCTGGGATTGATCGATAATGATCTTGATTTTACCAAGTGGGAACCTATCTTACCGCTGGGTATTCGGGATTTACAGGCTATCATCGGAACGGAACCCATAGACGCGGTAGATAAGTATTACCGTGAAGATCATGCGGACGGTACGGAACCGGACGGCATGGCGGAAACTTTGCGGCTGATGCAGCAGGCGGTGGCAATGTTTACCTGGTTAAAGGTCATTCCCACTTTAGACGCACAACACGGAACGGCCGGACGTGGCAAACACCTTGGAGAGAATGAAACGGGTATGACCGCCTTACAGGAGTTCAAGGATGAAGAGAATATCCGGAACCTGGCTTATGAAGCCGTAGACGCGTTGGTGGAGTTAATGGACCGCGAAAAGTTTGATTTCTGGATGAACGGCATTAAGAAAAAGGCTATAAACCGGCTTCTAATCCAGAATAAGGAAACGTTCGATGAATATTACAATATCGGCAGTCACCGGCTTTTTCTGGTGCTTATTCCTATGATCCGGGAAGTCCAGGACGGGCAGATAATACCTGTTATCACCCGGAACCGTTATAATAAACTGATTGAAGGCGATACCGTTTTAACGGAGAAATTGCTGGAGTATGTACGCCGCCCGCTTGCACTTCTCACCATAAAAAAGGCCGTTGAACGTTTACCGGTGGAAGTTCTACCCAATGGAATCGTACAGGTACAGCAGAGCACAACCGTACGGGATAAATTGCGGGCGGAAAAAGAGGCCCGGCAATCGGTTGCTAACAGTCTGGAGCAGGACGCGGCGGCTTACCTGGATGTATTGCAGGATATCATCAGGGAACTGGATGCGCAGTCGGAAACGGTGGATTACTATATACCGGGTGTTACCGTACAATCCAAAGGAATAACCTTTTAATGTCCGGACATGGAGAAGTTTACATATAATAGTAAGACGGCGGAGGTTCCTTCATGCCTGGATGAAGTCAGCAGTGAGCAGTACCGGCAGTTTCTTATATTGTCGGTACTGATGAACCGCGGTACGATCAGCCCCGGACAGTTCCGCGTAAAATGGCTTTCTTTCCTTCTGGGCATGAAAGCGGATTACACCATGTACCGGCGTGAGATCATCCGGGAGCTGGACGGCCAACTGGAAAAGCTGGACGGCTTTTTCTCTTATACGACCGGTAAGGAGGGCGAGCGGATCGTTACGCCCATTCTGAAAACCGGGCGTAACCTGATGCAGGATTTTGGGAGCTGGCATGGTGTCGGTGACATGCTGAACGGTCTTACTTTCGGTAACTTTTGTGATTGCCTGGATTTGTTGCAGCAAAGCAAGCAGGCGGCGACAGAAAAAGACGAACCGGCTATAAATGAAATCTTCCAGGATATCACATTAAAGCTTTACCGGTACAAGGACCCGGAGAAGATGCCGGCCGTTCCTTCCTTGCTTGCCATTCATGCGGTAAACTTCTTTTCCGCTGTTTGGGAAATGGTTCTTTCCGGACCGGTTTATATTGGTGGTGAAGATATTGACTTTCGGATATTATTTCAGAAGTTGGCATCCGAGGACCGGAAGGCGGACGATAAAACCGGCTGGACCGGAATAGTCTTTGAAGTGGCGGCTTCCGGCGTGTTCGGTAATAAGAAGGAGGTGGACGATACACCCTTTTGGGATGTATTACTTTATCTGTATAAATGTAAGTTTGAGTATTTACACCAAAAACGTAACAAGAAATGAGAACAACAACAGGAACAAAAAACAAGATTAAGCAATTTGAGGGGCTACGCCTGAAAGCGTATGTATGTGCCGCGGGAGTATGTACGATCGGTTACGGTCACACAACCGGCGTAAAACCGGGAGATGTTATCACCGAGGCCCGGGCCGACGCTTTCTTTGAATCGGATATCAGGGCGGTAGAAAACCAGGTAAACGCGCTTCCCCTTCATTTGGGACAGTACCAGTTTGACGCGGTAGTAAGCTTTTGCTTTAATGTAGGTATCGGAAAATTCAAGAAATCAACGCTTTATAAGAAGATCAGAGCGGATGCGTATGAGCCATCCATACCGGCAGAGTTTAAAAAGTGGATATACGGGGGCGGTAAGATTCTTCCGGGGCTTGTTACCCGCCGTGAATGGGAGGCGAAACGTTATCAGGGATTGACGATATGATAGATATAAAGGTTTACCGTGAATACTGGGAAGGCGTACAAAAACGTATTCCTGAAATAAAGAAGGTGCTACCCGTTACCATTGACGAGGAAATGAGTAAGACGATACAGGGGCTATCAAAAGAAGAATGTCCGGTGCTCTTTATTCTGATTCCGTCGGGAACGGGTGCCAGCCTTTCGGCTGACAATGTGAGGGAAAATAATTTATGCGTTATTTTCCTTATGAGCAAGTACGATCCCCAACGTAAAGGGGCTTATGAGACTATCGAAGAGGTGCAGCCGGTTATGGAGCGTATCAAACAAATGCTGATAGAAGATTCTGCCACCGGTTGCCCTGTCACTAAGGAACTGGATTTAACCAGCCTTTCCACTCTTCCGGAATCCGGCTTTTACCGGACGTTTGCAGGGTGGAGCCTGGCTTTCTCATTTAAAACAAGATTCTAACTGAATGGCCGAGAATTTTAAAACGGATTTCTTTACCGACCGGATCGGGCGTGGAATACAGGACATATTTCAAGCCCAACTGGATATCGCTACCAAACGGATTTACCAGAAAGGCCGTGAGCGTAGGAAAGTACAGGGAACCGGGGAGATCATACAAGGGCGATCCGGTGCATTAATGGCCGCACTACAGAACCCGAATTATTCGGTCATTCCGGACGGCGAAGGAGTAATCGCACATTCTAACCTTCCATTATATACCCGCTTCCTGGATATGAAGAAACACGGTAATTACCAGATTTATAACCGGCAGATATACGGGATTCTATATCATGACACACTCGGGAAGATTAAATATGAATATCAGGATTATGTAAGGGAAAGGATAAAAGAAATGTTTGCCAGTTCGCTAAAATAGGTAATAAAATTAATACCTAAATATTTGTAGGTAATGATTTTATTACCTATCTTTGTTTCAGTAACCAATAAAACAAAGTTTATGCCTGAAATTTGTAGATTCTTCGGTATTATTATATTCCTCTATTGGAAAGATCATAATCCGCCACATATTCATTTTACTTATGGTGATTATGAATGTTCTATTAGCGTATTGGATCGGATTGTAGACGGTCAGGCTCCAGCTAAAGTTATTGCAAAAGTAAATGAGTGGATTAACTTGCACGAGGCAGAAATACTTTCTCTTTGGGAAAAGGCCCAAAAAGGGGAAAAAATAGATAAAATTGAACCATTAAAATAAACGCTTATGTTACGGGTTATAGATGTGGATTATATTAGGAATTACGAGCTTCTTGTTACTTTCAGCGACGGGAGTAAAAAGATCGTAAATTTGGAACCTTATCTTACAGGTGAGGTTTTCGGGGAGTTATTGGATAAGGAAAAATTTGTTCAATATGGTTTAACCCGTGCTACTATTGAATGGGCCAATGGTGCCGACCTTGCACCGGAGTTTTTATATGAAATTGGTATAGCTGCATATTTTTAGACCCTATGAATGATTGTTTAGCTATTCAAGATAAGAAGGAAGAAACTTTCTTATATCGGATTTTTATTTCTCACCCGGAACTAAATGCTTCTGCGGTGGCTCGACGTATGGGAATAAGTCAAAGCCTTATGTCTCAATATATAAGTGGAATAAAAAAGCCCTCACAAGAACGGGAGGCCCTAATAGTAAATACTATTAAAGATATCGGTAAAGAACTAACGATGATTGTATGACATACGAAGATATTTTATTTTTGATCGGCTTTTTCCTGGTAATATTTTTTTTCGTAGGATGTAAGCATAAACCGGCTACTTTATCCGGGTGGCTTGCTTTTGCCTTTCTTTCCTTTATCGTGACGCCTCTTATATCGGTTCCTCTAACCTGGTACATTTGCTGGATGATAGATCGGGCAACAATTAAGGATAAAGAATGTTTTGATCCTTCGGATTTTACCTTTAAGAGATAAAATACTTTCTTCTTAGTATAATAAGCCTGTAGAATGGTTCTACGGGCTTTTTTTGTGTCCTTTTCCGCCACTTTACACCAGGATAATTTTGCCTTATAAAATTTACTCTTATGGCAAAATTAAAACCTGACTATATCGAATGGGTGTTAACCCTGAACGCCTCCGATGCGCAGAAGGAAATACATAATCTTTCAGAAAAGAACAAGGAGCTCCGGGATAGCAATAAGGAGATAAAAAAGGCTATGACCGATTTAATCGCCACCGGGAAAGCTGGCGGTAAACAATGGAAAAGGCTTGATGAGCAACTGAAAGAAAATAATAAGACGATCGGCGAGAATAACAAGAAGATTGCCGAATGTGAGAAACGGCTGGATAAAACCACCATGAGTGCCAACCAGCTGGCAAGGAAGGCAAACGCCTTGCGGAAAGAGCTTCGCGATACGGTGAAATCCTTGCAGCCGGAAAAATATGCCGCCCTGGAGAAGGAACTGAAAGAAGTTGAGAAAGCATACGGGCAGGCCACGAAAAAGGCGGAAGGTTTCGGCGGTTCCCTTCTTTCCCTGAATAAGATAAAAACGGTTCTGGCCGGTGTGTTTGTCACTATCGGCGCAATGATAACCGGACAGATTGTCGGCGGGCTAAGGGATGCGATCAGTACTATTATAGAGTTCGAGAAGAAAAACAGTACTTTGGCCGCTATTCTGGGAACCACGAAAAAGAGTATCAAGGATTTAACAGATGAAGCGCGCCGGCTGGGTGCTACTACTTCTTATACGGCCGCACAGGTAACGGAACTTCAGATAGAGCTTGCCAAGCTGGGATTTTTTAAAGAGGATATTAAAGCGATGACGCCTTCCGTGCTGAAATTCGCTAAGGCTGTGGACACTGATCTTGCCTCGGCTGCTACGCTTGCCGGTGCAACATTGCGTATTTTCAACCTTGATGCGGAAGATACGGAACGGGCTGTTTCTACTATGACTATGGGATGTAACGCATCCGCTTTAAGCTTCGAGTACTTAAATACGGCAATGTCTATTGTTGGGCCGGTTGCTAATTCTTTCGGATTCACGATCGAGGAAACGACCGCCCTTTTGGGGGCTTTGGCAAACAGCGGTTTCGACGCTTCATCGGCAGCGACGGCAACACGTAATATTTTGCTTAACTTGGCTGACGGTAGCGGTAAACTTGCACTTGCCCTTGGTGGTCCTGTAGATAACTTAGAAGACCTTGTAAAGGGGCTGAAAAAGCTGAACAGTGAAGGAATAGACCTTAATAAGGCACTGGATTTAACGGATAAACGTTCGGTTGCCGCATTTAATACCTTTTTAAATGGTACTGATACCGTTTTAAATCTCCGTGATGCAGTAACAGGAGCCGAAGAGGGATTTAATGCCATGGCGGAAGAAATGGGTGATAATGTACAAGGTTCCCTCAATACATTAAGTTCAACTATCGAAGGGGTAGTTTTACGTTTCTATGAATCAAAGGGTATTCTTCGGGATTTAATAGACCTTGTTACGCTTATGGTGGAAGGTGTGGGCGGTATGATCGACATGTTTAATAAATGGGGTGTTGTCACTTATACCGTTACCGCTTATTTGGTTTCTTACTATGGAGGACTGAAAATCGCTACCATGTGGCACGCCCGTTTTAAAACGGCGACCCTTGCTTCGGTCGTTGCAGAGAAAGCGCACGCCGTACAGCTTTATATCAGCCGGGCGGCTACTCTGGCTTATGCGGCGGCCCAGGCATTGCTGCACCTGAATATTAAAAGATGTACCGCCGCCCTTCGGTTAATGAGGATCGAACTTTTGAAGAATCCATATACGGCCCTGCTCGCGTTACTCGTGGCAGCCGGTGTTGCTATCTACCAGCTTGCAAAGAAGACGGAACAGGCTTCGGCGGCGATGAAGGCCCACCAGGAAGTCGTAAAGAAAGTGAATGAAGAATATGCCAGCCAGGAAGCAAAAATAAAAACTCTTGTAGCTGCTATTAATGACGAGAACCTTTCCAACTACACCCGTAAACAAAGGCTCGCTGAATTAAAAGAACTGATACCGGATTATAATGCGGAATTGAATGAAGAAGGCAGGCTCATAAACAACAACAAGGAGGCTATAGATCAATATTTAGTTTCCTTGGAAAAACAAATCAAGTTGAAAGCTTACCAGGAGGAACTGGAAGAATTGTACAAGAAAAAAAGGAATCTTGAAAGCCAGGAATCAGAGCAAAGCGACGCTTACTGGGACACCCGCCAGCAAAATACATTGTCAGGATATAACCGGAACAGTCTTACCGCTAAAATAAGCCGTTTATTTGGTACGGAAAAAGAGGCTAACCAGTTGAAAGCCCTACAGACAACACAGAAGGATTTGGCCGGTATAGAATCAGCAATCGCCCAGATCAATAATGATATCTTAAAAACAGAGGCGACGGCCACTTCATTAACCGGAACCAATAAAGAAAATATAAATACTGAAACATCCCTCATAAAGAAACTGGAGGCCGAAAAGAAAAAGGTTCAGGAACAGTGGGCGGAAGACAGCGAAGCGAATATCGCCAAGAAAAACAAGGAAATAGAACGTATCGACACCGAAATAAAACGTTTAAACGAACTGGGGAAGGTCAAAAAGAAGGCGGAAGCCGGGGAGTATAAAAATACGGAAACGGACGCCACGTTAAAACCTCTGGAGATCGAGCACGAAAAACGTATGCTTCTAATCAAACAGAACCGGGAGAAGGAAAATAAGACGGAAGCCCAGTATATTCTCGAAGGGACGGCGGAAAACCTTCGCTATTACCGGGAACGTATCGACGCACTCCAGAAGCTGGAAGCAAAAACGCCGGCTAATAAAAAGAAATTACTCGATGAAATCCACAAGCTCGAAACAGAAGCACAGACGGCCATTTTTACGGAAACCGGCAAGCAGGAGGACGCCCGTATAAAACTGGTACAGGAGAAACGGGACGAACGGTTAAAGATTGAAACCGCCTATTACAATGTCCAGAAGGACACCATGGAAAAAGCGGTATTAAACCAAAGTATCACGCAGGAAGCCGCCGACGCCTATATGCTGGAAGTTGAAGCGGAGCACGCCGCAGAACTTCTGGAGATAAACCGTACTTACCAGAATGATATTGCCGCTTTGGAAATTACCGGTAAACAGAAACGTATAGAAACAGCGACGGAAGCGGCCGACGCCGTGCGTGAGTCTGAAATGAAGTTATTGCGTGATCGGGCGGCCATTGCTCAAAAAGTACGTGAAATAACTTCCGTTCCGGTAGGAATAACCGGTATGCAGGAAGCACACCGGAAACAGGTTCAGGATGTAGAAACGACTTATAATGCCATAATTGAGATAGCGAGGCAGGCGGGAATTTCTACAGTAGGTTTGGAGAAACAGAAACAGCAGGAAATTAGCCAGCTAGAAATTGAGTACCAGAATAGTTTATACCAGATTCAATCCCAGATCGGCGTATCATGGGCACAGGAATACCAGAATGAACTGGCCCTGTTAAAGAATCTGCACGATCAGGAATTAATAGATGAAAAGACATACCAGCGTAAAAAGCTGCAAATGCAGATGAATAACGCTAAAAAATACTTTGACTACTATTCCGGTCTTTCCTCTTCCATGGTGGAAGCCATTCAACAAGCCGAAATCGACCAGGTGGAAGCAAAATACGATGTTCTCATACAGGAAGCCGAGAACAACGGTGAAGATACTGCCGCCCTGGAAGAAGAGAAGGAAAATAAGAAACTGGAGATTCAAAAGAAGTACGCGGATGTAAACTTTGCTATCAAGTGTTCCCAGATCATAGCAGATACGGCCGTTTCGATTATGAAGGCGTACGCGGACCTCGGGCCGATTGCCGGAACCGTTGCTGCAGTAATGCTTGCGGCTACCGGTGTGGCCCAGCTTGCATCGGCCAAGGCAGAACGGGACAGGATTAAAAACATGTCCTTGAAAAACACCACTGGCAGCAAGACCGCCACGGCTGAACGTGTTGTTTCCGGTTCTTCCGGTGGTGGGTATTATGAAGGTGGTTACACCGGTCCCGGCGGACGTTATGAAGTGGCCGGCGTGGTTCATAAGGGGGAATATGTGGTACCACAGCCGGAAATGAATAATCCTAAAGTGATCGACGCCGTTAGCACTATCGAAGCGATCAGGCGGCAGCGTACCAGTGCCAACCCGTTACCACAGAATCCGGGTGAATATTATGAAGGCGGTTACGTGACTTCCCCTGCAGGTGATTCTTCCTACCGGGAGTTCCTGGAAGCGGCAAAGGAGCTTCGCGCCTCCTGTGAGGCTATCAAATTGATAAAGGCCTATATCGTTTACCAGGATTTGGAGAAGGCCAAAGAAACTATAGATAACGCCCGCGACACCTTTACACGCGGAAAATAAGTAATCATTATGCTAAAGATTAAGACGAACAAAGGTTATCTGGACTTAGGGGGTGACTTTACCGTACAGATCGACGAGAAATCCCCCGTCATGAACGACCGGGGATCACAAACCGTACCGGTCACGGTTCCCGTCACTGCCAACAATGCAGGGATAACCGGTTTTGCCCACCGGCTCGACATGGGTGTAAAACCGATGAATGAAGATCAGACATGTACGGTATTGGACGGGGTGTATAAACGTACCGGAAAGATAAATATCGTTTCCGCCGGCAGGACGGAAGGAATTACTTTAAATATCGGTTTTGACAATTCGGAAGCCTACAGCGCCTGGAAAGCAAAGAAACTGAACTCGATCACATTACCCAGCATAAGCGGCGGTACCGTTAGCGGTCTTATGTCCTCTATAAACTGGTTCTTCACGGATTCCCATGAAGATTTTGCCATATTTCAAATAGTAGTCAAAAATGATTCCAAGGACGGCACGTATTACCCGCAATACATAAACCGTATCACTTTGGATTCAAACGGTGAATATGCCTTATGCTATCAGGCAAGGACGGAAACACTACTGATAAATGATACCCCGACCGAAACGAGTTTACCGGAAGGGTACGGCGTGGCCCCCTTCTTATACGTGCACCGTGTCCTGGACTTTATATTTTCAGAATTTGGTTATACTATAACCGAAAATCCTTTTAAGACGGACAAGGAACTTTCCAGCCTGGTAATCCTGAACAATGCCGCCGACTGTTGCGTGACGGGTATCCTCAATTATGCCGATTTAATGCCGGATTGTACGATTGAGGACTTTTTAAACGCGCTGTATGTACGTTTCGGACTGGTTTATAATGTCTCTTCCGATACGAAAACGGCCACTTTAAGACTGATCCGGGATATAATGGAAGATGAACCTGCCGTTGATCTGTCCCGGAATCTGACGGCGGACCCCCTTATCAATTATGAAACGGCCCGT